TCGATTTCATCCAGCGCAGCCAGCGCCGGCAACACCTTGGCTTCGATCAGTTCCGCGGTGACGACCACGCCGTTGAGTTCGTTGCCGATGAACTCGTCGGGCGTGCGCCCGTCCATCAGCACCGCGTCCATGATGTTGTGCAGCAGGGTGCCTTCGTCGGCGTATTTGGACGACGGTTTGGGCGGCATCTGCTGCGCCAGCTTGACGCTGGCCGGGCAGGCGATGACCCGCTTGGCGGTCGACCCGCCGACGATATTGGAATGTGGTGCCATTTGACTTCCCCTCGAAGTGTGTGGCATCCGTATATCGCAACAGAACCTGTTGCACAAGTCCTAAATTGAGGGTAAAAGAATTTTATGCGTGAGAGCGAAATTGAACGGCACTTGGTCTGGCATGTCGTCCGTATGGGCGGCGTGGCCTACAAGTTCAAGTCGACCAACCACCGCGGCGTGTCGGATCGGGTGGTCTGCCTGCCAAACGGCCAGACTTGGTTCATAGAGTTGAAGGCCAAGAACGGGCGGTTGGCGCCGTTGCAGAAGGTGTTCGCGCAGGAAATGGAACGATTGGGGCAGCGTTATGTCTGCCTCTGGACGAAGGAGCAAGTGGACCAATGGGCAACGAATTGCGGTTAAGGCCCTACCAAGATACCGCGGCGGACTTCCTTTACGCGCACGACCGCGCGATGATCTTAGCCCCGGTGGGGGCGGGCAAGACGGCTATCACGCTGACCGCCATGCAGGCCATGCTGGCCGACGGCCACGTCAAGCGTTGGCTGGTGCTAGCGCCGAAGCGCGTTTGCACGGATGTCTGGCCGGTCGAGGCGCCCAAGTGGGCGCCCGGCATGAAGGTGGCTGTGGCCGTCGGGACGCCCAAGCAGCGCGTGGACGCCTTCGCGGGTGACGCGCAGGTGGTGGTGACGAACTACGACAACATTGAACGCATCCCCGGCGGGATAGGGGCGTTTGACGGCATCGTGTTCGACGAACTGACCCGGCTGAAGAACCCCGCCGGCAAACGTTTCAAGGCGCTGGAGAAGATCATCGGCTGGTTCAAGTACCGCTGGGGCCTGACCGGCAGCTTCACCAGCAACGGTCTTGAGGACGTGTTTGGCCAGTGCAAGATGGTGGATCAGGCGCTGCTGGGCCGGTCTAAGGGCGCGTTCTTGCAGAAGTATTTTGTCTGCATCAACCGCGAATACGGCGAGTGGGCGCCGCGCAAGGACGCGCTGGCTGCGGTCATGGACGCCATCCGCCCAGCCACATTCGTGCTGGAGCCAGGCGAGTACCAGGACAAGCTGCCGCCGCTGAACGTGGTCGAGATGCGCTGCAACATGACCGACCGCCTGCCGTATGAGCAGATGAAGAAGGACTTCTTGGTGCAGTTGGACGGCCAACAGATCACGGCGCTGTCAGCCGCTGCGGTCACCAGCAAACTACAACAGATGTCCAGCGGGTTCGTTTACAATAGCCAGAGCCTAGCGCATGAGATCGCCGGAAAATTTACGCCCATTCAGGAAGCGGTCTGGTTTTCTTACCACAAATTCGACCTGCTGCACGATATTTTAGAGGGCAACCAGCGCGACAACACCATCGTCGTTTACAATTACAAGGAAGAACTGGCCGAGTTGCGCCGGCGCTATCCCCACGCCGTAACGATTGACGACCCCGACGCCATTGCTCGGTGGAACGCCGGCAAGGTCGAACTGCTGTTGATCCACCCCAAGTCGGCCGGGCACGGGCTGAACCTCCAGTATGGAGGCAACAAGATGGTGCTGATGTCAATCCCGTGGTCGCTCGAACTGTACGAGCAGGTCGTCGGGCGCCTGCACCGCGGCGGCCAGACCGCGCCGGTCTGGGTCTATGTCCTGCTCTGCAACAAAACCATTGACGAGCGTATATGGGCCGGGCTTTATGACAAACGCGCCATCTCAGACATGGCCTTGGACGAACTGAAGGGACCGTTAACGTGAATCAGCAAGAGGCTCAACGCTTGTGGCGGTATGAAGATGGCCGATTGTATTGGCTAGTTAAACCTAGCCGTAATGTAAAGATAGGCGCCGAAGCCGGATGCGTACACGGTAACGGGTACAGAGAAGTTTCTATCAATCGTAATACATACGGCACTCACAGACTTGTGTTTCTTATGTTCCATGGGTTTATGCCGTCAAAGATAGACCACATAGACAACAACCCTCTGAATAACCGAGTGGAAAACTTACGGGCAGCAACGCAATACAGCAATGGTTGGAACAGACGCATAGGCAACAACAACTCATCGGGCGTTAAAAACGTAAGTTACAGCAGCGGTAAATGGGTGGTTATGGTGCAGCGCGATAAAAAGCAGCACTATTACGGACGATATAGTGACCTAGCTGAAGCAGCAAAAGTCGCTGAACAAGCTAGGTTAAACCTTCATGGCGAATATGCGAGGCACAAATGAAACTTAATTGGCGGGAATTGAACGCCCGGTTGAGCAGCCTGCGCGAAGACGAGTTGGCCAACCTCATCGAAGAAGAACGTCAGGGCGAGCGCCGCACCACCCTGATGATCCGTATGCACCAGCGGTTCACCGCGCTCCGCGCCATGCGCGAGCGGCGGGAACTGCTTACGTCAACAAGCCCAGCGCCTTAATATACCGCTCGCGCACGTCCGCTATGCCGATCAGGCCGCCGTTGATCCGCTGCCGGCACTTGTCCAGCGCGTCAGCGTCGGCCAGTTCGTTGCAGCCGTTGGCGGCCCAGTAGAACGCCGCGCTCTCGGCGGCGCCTTCCTTGGTTTCGATCCAGCTTGGCAGATCATCTACCAGCATACCCATGGTCTGCGCCAGCTTTTCGTAATTGTACCGCCCGGTCGTTTGCATCAGCCCGCGGCCGATGAAGCGCCAGCCGTCGCCGGGGTTCTTGTTGCCCATGCGCCCGCCGTATGCCGCCTCGGCGATGGCCTTCTGGTCCGCCGGGTGCGCGTCCGTGCGGCCCACCTCTTCGGCGTATTCGGGCGAGAAGTACTTGGGCCACTGCGCCACCAGCGCAGAGGGCTTGTAGTTCAGGTTCTCGCGGATGGCGCGGCCGCCGTTGCTCTCGTGGCCCGTGTTAGCCAGGAACATGGCGATGCGCTTGGGCGTGATGATGCCGTGCCGGTCGCAGGCGTCGTTCAGCACCGCGGCCCATTCGACCGGATCGGTCCAACCCAAACCCTGCATTAACTTGGAAGTGATCACCTGCGAGCCATCCTATTCATCGCGTCGGTCTTCTCTTTACTGCCGGCGCTGCTGCCAAAGTAGTACGCTACAACGCCGCCCCAAGCCGTGCCAAGGGTGCCCAGCATGATCAACAAGGCCTCAGACCCGCCGTGCTGCGGCAGGCCGTTTTGTAGCATGTAGAACAGGGCGCCAAAGTACCCCGCCGTGATAAGACCGGCCAAAATGCGCGGGGTCCAATCCTTCGCCGCGACCTCGCGGTTGCGGGCGCTGTCACGGTCGGCGTTGGCGATGCGTTCTAGGTCGATGTCCAACTCGCGCATCTTGACCGCGAAGTCTTGCTCGGCGGTCTTTAGCGCCAGAAGCTGCTCCGGTGTGGCCTTGGCCGCGGCCTCAGTCAGTTCGGCCTCGGTGCCGTCTGGCTTGCCCAGCAGAGCCTCAGAAATGGCGCGTGTGGCCATGCCGGCCAGAGGGCCGCCGACGGCGCTGGCGATGGACGGCGCGACCGTGCGGACAAGGTTCAGAAGCTGGTCCATCCTATCGCTCCAACATGAAGGTCAGGTTTTGGTGCCGGGGGTAGGTGACAGTCCGTTCACCTTCAGGACACTTGTACTTAATAGTAGCCAACAGCGTCGCCCGTCCTTGGGCGATGGTTTCCTTGTCGGCAATGTCCAGCAGGTAGGTGAAGGTGTCGATCTCAGGGCCAGCGGGACCGGTGAACCGCGTCATGCTCGGCGTGGCCTGGTGGATGACGCCAGCGCCGTCGCGCACGGTCACCTCGAACCCTTCGACCGAACAGTCGTCGCGCTTTTTGACCCGCGCCACTGTTACCGTAACGGGCTGGCCAATCTTGGTGTCGACGATCCTGAAATGCTCCGGCGCCCACGCGATAATCTCGTTCTTGAACCAGCCAAACTTTTCACCCGCAGAGTAGCCGCCAACAGCCAGCGCGAAGCTGGCCGTCGCAAACTGCACAACAGGCGTCAGCTTGGGCAGTTCCATTACTTGTCGGCCTTACGCTCAAGCCGCTCAAAGATCGCCCGGCACATCTCTTTGATTTCTTGGATGTCGGCCTTCATTTCAGACCGCGGCACGTACACGGTGTGCAGTTCGCGCTCAATGGCCTTCATGTCGGTTTGCAGCGCCCTGACGCTCTCCCACACCACTTTCATCATCCAGCCAATCGCGGCGCCGGCAATGCCCACGATGATGTTGTACAGGTCTTGCGTCATGGGCGGCCTCTATCAACGAAAAGCATTTACAACAGGGTCTTCGCGCGAAGGCGGGGCTAAAGCATTTAACACTTGCGGCTCTACGCGGAACGCAGGATTGCGAAGACCTCTAGCTGCCGCCTGAAACGGCGATTCAATACGCGACACCGTTTTGGCCCGGTTGGCTTCGCGGCGAAGCGCGCGGTCAAGCTGAAACGCTGTGGTGTTAGGGTCAAGCAAATCGCGGGCGATACGTTCCGCCATTTCGCGGTTTAGGCGGCCCTCAAACCGTTGATAAAGGTTTTGCGCCAACGTGTACGCGCGGTTTAACAGCGAGAGCCGTGGGCCGCCGGTTGCCGCGGCTTCGGTAGCAGCTTTAGAAATGTCCGGTATATCCGTCCGGCGCCCGGCGGCAATCAAATCTTCCGCGCGTTCAGCCCGGCGTAAATCTTTTCCAATGTCTTGCACCACTTTAATATCTGCGGGTGTCAAAACATCCGACAGGTAAGAGAACCGGCTTTCGCCCGTGGACCTCTTGATAGTGCGCGGCGCGTTTTCAATCGCGGCGGCAAACATGCCCGCGCGCGATGCCTCTCCTGTCAATGGATTTGTCAACGCGTTTTGTATTTCGCGGCCAACCGCCATGCGATTGATAGGCCCGCTGGCTTGGGCAAAACCTTCCCGTGCCGCTTTGTACGCCGCCGATTGGTTGTCAATCCAATCCAACAATTCTTTTCGCGTGGCAGAAATGGCGTTGCGTTGCTCAACACCCAAGTTTTTTGGGTTTTCTTTGACGTAATCTTTTAGCGCCTTTTGCAGTCGGTCTAAATCGCGCACCGTATATTCAACGGGCGCTGCCGGTGCAGGCGTTGTCATGATAGGCCGGCCTTGCGCGTCCACCATACCTGTCGGCGTTGGTGCTGCGGGCGGCGCGGGACGTCTAATAGTAAATGTCTGGCCTTTTTCGCGGGCTACTTCTTCTGCCCACGACAGCGCGTCGCGTATGGACGGTCGGTCAAACAATGTTTCTATGGTCGCGTCAGCGCGATAGACTTCCGGTTCGGCCCTACGATACGCGGCGCCCGAGGTTTGGGTACGAGCTTCTTTGGCAACCTCTAAAGCACCCCGCTGCCCGGTAACAGGATTAGCCGGCGCTCCGCTTACTTGTTGCATATATGACTGCCTAGCGCGGCTTTGTTCTTCTAAAATCCGCGGTAGTTCACCTGTAAGTTCTTCGCCCGTTCGAGCAAAAGCCGCAAATTCTGGCGCGCCAGCGGAAGCGGCCAATTGAGAAGTTGTTGGCCGCGCCCCCGGCACAAACTCAGCGTTAGGATTACGCAACGCCTGGAGAATTTCAGGGCCGCGCCCGCGGGCGGCTTCGGCATACGCGCGGGCCATTGGGTCGGTCATGTCGTAAGCGACATCCGCCACTTTACCCGCAGCGCGCCCTGCCAGTTGAACGGGCGCAATCACAGGCGTCAACGGGTTGGTGGCCGTTTCCGCGCCTTGCAACACTCGCGCTGTGCGGGTCATGCCCGCGCCTCGCGCAGCAGCAGCCCCGCCGCCAAATACCATGGACGCGTCAGCGGCAAATCCTACGGGGTCTTCGGCAATTGTCCGCAGCGCGGCGTCCATAGACCCATACCGTTCAGCATATTGGTCAAGAACTGCCTTAAACGCTGCGTCGGATTGCGCGGCAAACTCCGGCTTGTACAGCGCGTCGCCTGCGCGAGCCAGCAAAGGGTTGGCCCTACGCATGGCGCCAAGTCCTAGTTGGGCCAGACTTTTTGCGGTTTCAATTGGACTGGTGACGGCTTCAACAAGACCGCCGTAAAAGTGTTGCGCGCTGCGCGGTAGATTGCTGACCGCGGCGCCCGGCACTTCGGACGCGGCGTACGAACGAGGGCCGGGAATGCCTTCGCCCGGTGACGGTGTGGACTGCGGTTGAAAATTTTGCCGCGCGTATGACAACACCTGTTCTTGCGTCGCGCCTTGGGGGGCAGTGACAATGAACCGGCGCCCGTCAGGGGCTGTGACTTCATATTCCATCACTGCACTGGGCGGATCGACCACCCACCTTCTGCTGGGGCTGCGGGAGCGGTCGAGGCGCCGCCTGCTGAACCGCGCTGACCGGATAACCGTTCACGAATTGCCAAAAGATCGGTTTGCAAAGTTCTAAGCGCGCTGGCGCGTTCCGCATTAGGCCGGCTGCGGTCGCCCAACCGGGCCGCCTGGGCTTGCAAAGAGTCAAATTCGGACTTGTTAAGGTCGCCGCGCATTCTCGGCAGCATAGACACAAGCCGCGCGTGGGCGGTTTCCAAATCGGCGGCGGCTTTAGACGCGTCCGTGGAAATGCCGACTTGGCCCAAGGCAAAATCGCGAGCCGCGCCAACACCGCTGCCGGTTGCCCGGCCCAACGTGCTTGTTCCGGTATTAGGATCGACGCGGATTACGCGGTTGATAATATCCATCGCGCTGTCGATGTTGCGTACGCTGTCTTCGCGTTCTTTTTCCGATTTGACGGCCTCTGTTCCGCGCTGACGCGCCCGTGCTTGTTCTTCTTCGCGTTGGAGCCGCATTTCGCGGGCTTCGGCGATGCTCCGTGGCAGGCCGGGTGCCGCCGGGCGCACGTCAGACACAGGCATGGCCAAGGGGTTGCTGGCCAAGGTCGCGTCGTCGAGGAAGGCGTCAGCCTTCATGCCGCCGCCCGTGGACGGCTTGACAAACGCGTTGGACACGGGCGTCGCCGTCATGGCGTTGACCGCTCCCATATCCGCCAACGGTGTTTGGACGACGGGCGACGTAAGCGCCGCGCCAGGCTCTACGCGGTTGTCCGGTGCGCCCATGGCAAGCAGACGGCGCCGGGCAGCGCCGGGGCCGTAGTCTACCGTGTCGCCCGCCCATTGGAGAATTTGACCGACGGTCTTGCCCTTCAAAAACGGGTTGGCGTCAATTGCGTCTTTAGTCAACACGCGTTCAACAGGCGCGTTAGGGTCGGCGGACAGCAGCGACCGCGCGCCACCAATGCCAGCGAAATGCGCTAGATAGAGATTGGCGCCGTTAGGCTCGAACCCTGCGCGGGATAGCGTGGCTGCGTTGCGGTTGGTGTGCGCCTCGCCCAAAAATTCTTCGATGGGCCGGCCATCTGGCAACGTGGAATTGCGGTAGGACAGGATTTGAGAATTGCTCAACCCGCGCGCAATATCAGGGAAATTGCGCTTAAACTCGTCGATAAACGTGGGGTCGATGAACTGGAATTGCCCGCGCGCCGACGACGCCGGGTTAGCCCCGCGGCCTTCGCCGCGGTCTATGGCGGGCAGAATGGTAGAGATGTCCGTGGACCGCGACGTGGGGACGGGGGCGGCGCCTGTTGCGGGCGCGGACAGCGGGATCGTGTCGCCAGCGGTTGCGCCTAGCGCCGCCGGGGCCGACATAGGTGTAGCCATCGGCGCTGCGGCAGGGGGCGCAGCGTTACGCGCCGGGCCTTCAGTAAAAGGTACGATTTGCCCTAAGCGCCGGTTCATCAAGAACGGCGTGCCTTCTATTTCAATTTTTTCCCATTCCGCAAGCGATTGATCGGCTTTTTGCATAAGTACGTCTAGGCGCGCTCGGTCAAAAGTCGGCGGTAACTGCCGTGACCAGCCCGGTACGTCCCGTTGCACACGGGCAAGAAAATCAGCGTAAGTGTCGGGGGTAAGCCCCGGCATTTCGTCGCGGTATTGTTGGGTTAGTTGGATACCGCGTTGAACATCTGCGTTTTGCGCTTGGCGGCGCTGGTTTAACCCTGCGGTCAACGCTTGATACGCCGCCGCGCCCGTTGTTGGCGCGACCGCCAGCAAACGGTTAGGCGCGTCGGGGGCTGAAATATCGAAGTCTGGCGAAGACATTAGCCGGCGGATATTGCCCCGCTCTCGCTCAGCGCCCATTAACTGCTGTTCGCGCATCGCGTTTAGCGATTGCTCCTGCATCGCGTTGGACATTGCTACAAGGTTAGGCGCCTGAAAAGGCCGAAGTTCAGGCAAAGGAGGGAAGGAACCGGACATGCGCTATCTCCTTACACCTGGCGGTTGTAATACGCAGTTCTAGCTGCGTTAAGCTCGTTTACCCCGCCGAGATACTGCCCCTGCATGTACAGATTGGCGCCCGTGCTAAGACCCTGGTTCAGCGCGTTGGCCATGTTCATGTACCCGGACGCGCGGGCTTGGCCGCCGGCCAGTGCAGCGTTTGATAGCCCGGCGCCCATGCCCATGTAGGTGCTACCCATCCCGGCGCCGGTTTGGCCGGCCGCAGAAGTCAGGGCGTTTGCGCTGGTTTGGCCCGCGCCCATAAGGCTTTGCAGCGGGTTAAGCTGGTTGGCGCGGTTCACCTGGTAGCGGTTGAACGCGTTCTGGTACTCTTCAGACGCCGTGTCCTGCCCGAACCGCGTGATGCCCTTGAGCGTAGAGCCAGACAGAAGGCCGCCGCGGGCGGCCGCTGACCGTTCAAGCGCCTTCATGCCTTCGCTCATACGAAACCCGTAGCCGGGATCGGCAGTATAGTCGGCCATGCTAAAGTCGCGGGCGTATTTACCATAACCGGGCGCGGTTTTATTTTCGCTTAAAGCCAAATAATCCATCAGCCTGTTTTGCGCGGACAGGCCGGCTTGGCGAAACGGTTCTTGCAGTTCGACCTGTTTGCCGAACATCCGTTCCTGGGCGTCGATGGACTGCTGCGCGGCCTCGGAGGTAGCGGCAGCCGCGTCGCGCGCGGCTCTCT